CACTCGGCGGCGGCAAAGCAGTTAAACGTCTTAGTTCGCGAGCAATCGCTTCTAAGACGCCTGCGTCCGCTTGGATCGAGCTGCAGTATGGGTGGAAACCTTTACTTGATGATGTTCATGGTGCGGCGCAATTTCTCGCGAAGCAACTTGAATTTCCTCTCGTAAAGACCTACAAGGTCCAGAAACGAAAGCGGCTAACCACAACTACGACGGGAGGAACGCTCGGTGCGGCATCCTACGGGGAAACCCGTGGACAGCTCATCGCTCGTCTTTCCGAAGCAAGTGTGGCTCAGCTTTCGGGTCTATTGGACCCAGCGAGCGTGGCCTGGGAATTGCTCCCCTGGTCATTTGTGATCGATTGGTTCATTCCGATCGGTTCATACCTCGCTGCTCGCTCTTTGTCTTCTGCTTTGACAGGCGAATTTGTCACAACAACTACACGAAGAGTTGGCGGCCATTTTGCCGTACCGAAGACTCCGCCGGGTATCCCTCCGAGTTACGTTTATCGTACTGATCGACTTGCTCGCGCAAGTCGTGACTACGTGGACGTGACTCGAACGGTCTCGACGTCGCTTTCGGTGCCTTTCCCCAACCTTAAAACGTTGGATAAGGCCCTTTCGTGGCAGCACTGTGCAAACGCAATAGCCCTCTTGACCAACTTCACCGGAAATCATCCATGGATGGCTTCGATGGAGGCGCCCTACGAACGTAGAGCTCGTGGCAAGAGATAACTTTTCTGACTCTCTATGGAGACTTAATTGTCTGCAATTAGCAATATCACCGTCTTTGACGGTGCCGCAACCCCCGTCTCGCACACGCTTGTGGCGATCTCTGTTACCCGTAAGGATAACGAGGTCATCGCAGACTGGCGAGAGATGGCTGCCTCGGTTCCTGCATACGCGCAGGTTCGCGCTCAAGCGAAGCTGACGCTCCTCAAGAGCGGCGTGTACAAGGCCGAGTTCCGGGTCGTCGTCCCAGTGATGGAGGCGATTCTGAACCAAAACGCTGCTGGCTATACGGCTGCGCCGAAAGTTGCATACGAGGACACGTTCATTACGACCGCGTTCTTGCACCAACGTTCGACTGTGACCGATCGCCGGCTGGCCCGACAGATCCTCGTCAACATCGCCGGGAATATCTCGACGTCTGTTGCCGCTTCGACTGCGGGTCCCTTCTCCGAACTGTTCGATCAGCTGGTGATGCCGACGTAAGTCGTCATCGGGCCTCCAAAAGAGGTCTACACAGCTAGTCGAGCCTAGTCCCTAAACTTCCACCTTAAAGGGGTTATTTATGCGTATAACGCGCTGGGACCAGTTGCTCAGAACGGATCAGAGCAATGAGGTTCTCTTTCACCTTTCTCGCTGGCATCTCTCGCAATGTAGCGAGAGTAAACAGGCAAATGAAGTCAAGAATCTCGTTGAGGTTCAAGATCTCTATGGCCTGTGCCACTACAGCCTTAGCTACTCCGATATTACTGTTAACGACTACCGACACCTTCGACAAGTCTTGGCCTTCTTTCAGAAGCGCCGTGACATTGTTCTGGGAATCGATACTCGTGCAGTAGCATGGAGCAAGGCCGTAGAGGCCGAGGCGCTTTGTCTCGAGACGAATCAGATCTTCAGGAAGTACTTTCGAGGTGGGTTTTGTTTCCCTCTCGACGTCGAGTCCGTATTATTTCGGGCTCAGCGGAAAATAAGTGCTATCCTTGGTGATCTGCCTAGTCTCGAGGACTTGAAGCTACGCTTCGGCCCGGGAGCGACTACCCAAGTCAAAAAGAAAGATGCTTCTGCTAGGCGTAAGCTTGCGCAGAAGTTCTCCTGTAGTGAAGACGCTATACGGTACCTTCCGGAACTGTTAGCGGAGTTACCCCTTTGGTCGGGCGTTAGCCTAACAAAGGATTCCGTAACCGTCCCTGTCACCGTGGAACGTGGCAGAGTCGACTTCGTCCCTAAGACTGCAAAGACTGATCGAACCATCGCCGTCGAACCCATGCTGAACTCTATGGTTCTGTTGGCGATCGGAGACTATATGGCCGTCAGACTGCGCAGTGCAGGTGTCGATATCCGTGACCAGACGCGTAATCAACGTCTGGCTCGCGAAGGATCGATTACCGGGGCTTTAGCAAC